GAATTACGCTGTATTAGGAGATGATATCGTTATTTTTGATACAAAAGTAGCAAAAAGATATCATTCAGTTATCCTTTCATTAGGTGTTGAATGTAATTTAGCAAAATCTATTTCATCTCCTTCAGGAGATGCCTTAGAATTTGCCAAAAGAACATTTTACAAAGGGGAAAATGTATCCCCTAGCCCATTGAAAGAGTACTTTATGTCTCTAAACAGTGTAATTGCCTTTGTAGAATATGTGAAAAAATATTCACTTACTCTTCCTCAGGCTCTTCGAGTTGCAGGCTTCGGATATAAAGTAATATCCGGATATCAGAAACCTTTCCATAAGTTAAATATCAAAGTTAGATATTTAATTTTATTATTAGGTTTAACTGATACTACTTTCAGAAAATCACTGGGTCAATCATTAAAAAGAGGTCACAACTTATTTCTAGTTGGTTTTTCCACTTTTTTAATTGATTACTGTGATGATTTAAGTCAAAGAATTAAGAGATTAGAAAACATATCTAAATCTTATAATCTTGACTCTTTCATCAGTCAGCCCAAATGATTTATCAAAGAATGAATCGACCACTTAAATGTTTCTACATTTAAAGCCGTTCCTTTCTCTTGATTTGGAAATCCTCTTAAGAAATTAGGTAAAACCTGATTTCTTACAGCGAATGCTCCAATCTGAATTATTAGGGAATTAAATTATCAAATGGTTTATAAAATCCTTTTGATAACTTCTAGAGTTAAATCTAGTATCCCTAATATTGTAGATACTGCAAAATCAATTCATTTAGATACTGCTATGGGTCAAACTGACCCTAACGGTAAAAAAACTAAATAAATTGATTTTATCCTTATTCGATCTTTTACATTTAGAGGCAGATCTTGCTCAACGGTCATTAACTGACCTTTGTTTAAGACCATCTCTAAGAGTATCGAAAAGACCAGGAGAACCTAAATTATTTAGGATCCATACTGGTCTATCGAAAATCCTGAAAAGCTTAGGAAAGACTATTCATAGTCTTTACTAGCTGCGAGATCGTAGGAGTCGGTCCAGACGTCCC